AGTTCCAAATTGTGATAAGTGTTGCAATAGTCAAAGTTACTCCGTCCCATAGATTGTCTCACCGAGTGACCAGCGTGAATCAGTTTCTCAATGGATGCTTTCCAATTGTTTTTGTTGGTGAATATCACTCCATCGTTTGAAGTGTGGTAAAGATATGGGAACACCGCAGAGCAGATGATAGGGATGCTATACGCTGCTGCCTCCACAATCTTCAACTCACTCTTGCATTGGTTGAAGTGGTTGTCCTGAAGGGGTGCAAGTACAAAGTCAAAGTGCTTGTATACCTCGCCATATTCCCACACGCTTGTGCCTTCTACAATCTTTGCTTTGGGAATCAGTTTGACGATGTTGTTCCAATGCTCACTCGGAGTGTAACCAACGATGTAGAACTCCACATCCATCGCATTGATGTCATCAGCGATGAGCTTCAAGTCCTCCTCGTGGGTGATTCCTCCAACCCAACCGATTTTCACCGTCTCATTTTTCTCCTTAATTTGCGACCATTGGTTGTGTGTTAAGTCCAGGCAGTTTGGAACGACATACACCTTCTCGTTGATTGTGCGTATCTCTTTTGCCAACATCGGAGTGGTGGTGATGACGGCATCCGCATAGTGGATGGCATCCTTGATGGCGTTCTTGATTCCCTTCCTGTATGCCCAATAAGCCGGGTTGTATTTTGGGAGTACCCAATAGTCATCCACATCTATGACATAGGGTTTCCCAGCATCAGCGATCCGCTTGAGAATATCATAGTGGTATTTTCCGAGCCATCGGGAGAACACAATCACATCGTACAATTTGAAGTCAATGGTCATCCACTCCTCTTGGGATTGGCAGACATCAATTGTCGCTTGTCCGTCCAACTGCAAACGAAGGTGCGGAGTGTAGATGCGGTGATACACCACACCATTCATTCCATCGGTGAGAATCAGGATCTTCATTCGTTTGGCAAAATTGGTATAGGCATCCAGTACACGACCTCAAGCAACCTGTTGGTGTGTTCGTCAATCCACATCTCGTCAATGTACCGGGCAAGTGTGAACTCGCCTTGTGATGTGTGAACCAACTTCAGTTCATCGTCAATGGGTGGATAAACATCCAACCCCCTCCAAGTTTTCTTCATCGTGGTTTGGGAACTGAAAGTGCGTGTGTGGCTTTGCTCTTCTCGTGTGGTGCTTTCATCTTGTTGCAGTTCACACGGACATCACCGTATTGATTGACTACCAGTTCACCACTCTTGATGGCTTCGTTTAATTTGTTGATGTTGATTGATAGGTTGAGTCCGTACTCATTCTCCCATCCGTTACCGATGTAAGTTGTCATTGTCTAAATTCAAAGTTATTGTGAAATTTTTGGATTCTATTGTTTGGTCAATTGTTTCTTTTGGTTTGCCTTGTGAGCGTGTGAGTAACATCTCCAAGTTGAAGAGGTGAGCGTGTGAGTAACATCTCCAAGTTGAAGAGTGAGTTCTTGTCGTGTCCCTTTAGCAATGCTCCAGCGATTGTGCGTTCCATTATCGTGTACTCATCCCCTCTGTCTATCTTCTCCAACTCCTTGCGTGATAGCGATAGCATTGACAACATCGTATCTTCAACCTGACTTTTGGTGTAGCCAATCTCTTTCATTTGCGTGATGAGTTTCTGCGGTCTGCCTTGCATATGCCGTCTTTCATCCTCACCTTGTTTGAAAGGTTTCAAGTTCTCAATTGCTTTTGGATTGTTTGCCATTTTATCACAGAATTATCGCAGATTCAGTTTCTCTGCGTGTTTTTCCTTTAGGAATTGTTTGAATTGCTTTTGATCCCCAAACTTGGTGTGACAGGCACGGCACAATGCTTGGAGATTTTCTATGTTGTCGGCTTCCTTGCTCCCTCCCATTCCTCTCGCTTCAATATGATGGATGTCAACCGCAGTTGTTCCACACACCTCGCAAGGGATGAAGTCGCTGATGTCATAGCCGAAGTGATTCAAGTAGGTCAAGGTGTGTTTCTTCATTTGGTAAATAGTAATGACCAAGATGTCGGGAGTGAGATTGCACGGTCAAACTTGAATCCGCAGTTCTCAAATAGTTGAACCCATTCTTCCTCGCTCTTGATGTTTATGTGTCCCCACTTCTCGTCAAAGTCTGTCTTGTGGGGTGTGCTGGAGAAGTGAAAGTATTTACATTTTAAGTTGGTGAGAAAGGGGATGAGCTTCTCGTCAGGTATATGCTCCATTACTTCAATAGACGCTACCAAATCAAATGTTTTCCATTGTTGGGTAGTGAAGTCCTTGATGAATACTTGAAGGGTTGAGTTGTCGTTTCTTGTGATTTTGCGTGTGACATACTCTCCGTGTATTTTGGATAGGTCAACATAGGTGCATTCCACATTGTGTTCCAACATTGCTTGAGTGTATGCTCCGACTCCACCTCCACAATCAAGGAAGGTCTTTGCTCCAGTGATTTCCAATATCTCCTTTGCGGTTGACTTAAATAGTTCCGTGTAAGTTTGATTGTCCAAATCAACTCCGATGCTCAACTCGTGGTCAAAGCATTCCTTGTCCGTCATTGTCCCGTTGAATGCGTTCATCTCATTTCCAAATTCTCTTCACTCAATATGCGATGGAGTGCATCTCTTGCGTCTTGATAGGCGTTGATGGATTCTTCGGATGCGTCATCAGGTGCGTACTTGATTTTCGTCCTCAAGAATTGATCCAGTTGCCACATAGCGTGTCCCCACTTCCATCCGTTTGTTGCATCTTCAAACTCCTCTTGTTCTTCAGGGAGATTGAATTCAATCGTTGCTTTCATTTTTTCTTCTGCGTTTTGGTTTCTGCTCATCATCCGCAAGTTGTGCTTTGGTGAGTGCTTCTTGTTGTTGGTTTGCCCATATCAAAAGTGAGTGCAATGCTTCCGTCACACAGGTAGAGCAGTTCGGCAAGTTCCTTCCGAATATCTCACGATGGACTGCGTTCAATTGGTTTGCTTGTTCTCCCGTTGGTTGGAACACTTGGGTTTGCTTCCACTTGTCAAAGAGTGGTTGAAGAGATAGGATGAATTCTATATTGCTCATAGTTTAGTTTCCAATAGTGCGACAATCACCGTTGCGATGGATGCGTAAAGTATCCCCACCCATCCGTAAGTGTACAAAAAGAAGGACAATCCCAACCACCACGACAGGCAGAAAGCACAATCAAGTGGTTTCATTCGCTTCCATTTGTGGTATTCGTTTCCGTAGAGATAGCGTTTCAGTAGGTCGGCTGGTTTGCCGAAGTTCACAATGATGATTGCCAAACAAGCAATTCCAATTATTTCAGTATGCATCGTTCTTTCATTAGTTTCACCACCCTCAACACTTCACGGACGGAGATGTCGGTCTTTCTATGGATCGCCCTTGCAGACATTCCTGAACACCACATCTTGAATAGTTCCTTTTCATAGAAGTATGCTGATTCGGTTACTTGGTTTATTTTGTTGATTCGTTCAAGTTCAATTGTTTCTTCTTCCTCTCTCTCAAGGAGTAGGTCAGGTTCTTCAGCGAAGTCAAGCTCATAGACATCGTACTGGTCATATATGCGAGAGTTACCGAAGGGATGCCGGTTGCCGTTGATAGCCAAATAAAGGAGACGGATTGACCAAAACTGGATGTATCCGTCCCTGTATATTTTCTCAATTTGCTCATCAGGTTTCTCAAGTAAAGTCAAAAAGTAAAATTGATACAACTCCCTTGCCAACTCTCTATCTTTGGCGATATTCCTTGTTGCTTGGGTGAGCCAATCAGCTTTGGAAAGTTCCAATATGATGTCGGCTTTGTTCAAATTTTCTTTTCAATACTACAAATATAACCATCTTTTTCGTATTTTTTCTTACACCTCAACAACTCCTCCTCCGTCTTGTATATGGAGATGCTCTGCGTGAGTCCTTTCTTGCAAGTAATCACCCAATAAGGCAAGTGCTTTCGTATAATGTTGACTTGTGATTCGGTCATATTGGATTAGGTCGGTGTAAACATTGACGGAGTTAATGATGGATGAGTGATCCCGATGAAGGATGTTGCCAACCCCAGCGAAGGTCATCTTCAAATGCTTCCTACATAAATAGCAAAACAAGTGCCGTGCATAGGAGATGTGTTGTTTGCGATTGTGAGAAACGATTTGGTCAGGGGTGACATCGTAAACTTGACAAGCCACTCGCATTGCATCCGTCCAGTCAGCTTCTATGTCGTTAATGTCGCAGCGTGGACGGAGTATTTCATTCTTCAATCGCTTGACCTCTTGTGCGTGTGATGTGTGTAGTTGCTGAATCGTCAATCTCAATCTGCGAATCTCTTGCTTTAGGTTGTGTGTCTCCTGGTAGTGATTCATAGCTTCTCATTACCATCACCCAACTTGATGAACCCTGAATCCTTTGTTGATCCAGTTGCACGAATGAAATCAATCTCAATCTTTGCGGAGTTGATAATTACTTGTCCGACATCTGCCATTGCTTTTGCAGTTTGGATGTCAATGTCACCTTCTTTTAACCGTTCTAAAGTTTCAAAGAGATGATCTCTCAGGTCGTTAATTTTGTTTCTTGCCATAGGAGTTTATTTTTCTTGTTAATGATTTTTTGATATGTATAACTTCTTTCAATTCTTCAGGTAGATTTTGAATGTGATTCCTTCGCATATGCTCTACCCGGTCAATGATTTCTAAATTGTCAATATGAATGTTGCTTCTATTTCTGTCCTTGAACACGACAAACATTCCCTTTGGAATCTCTCCGTTGTGTTGCTTCCATAACAGGATGTGAACAAACTCAAATCCTTTCTCAACTTTTTCTACCAGGTAACCATCACGAAATGAACGATGACCAATTGGTTTTGTGTTGTGTGGTGTTTGCCCTTTCTTGAATTGGGTTTCTTTCCCTCCGATTTGCAAACCTTTCATTCCTTTGTTCCACGACTTCATCCCTTTTTTGAATTGGGTGTGTTCGTGACCTTTGTAATTTTCTTTGTAGTAGTTCATCAACCATTCCTG